CTCCAATTCCTGTAGATAATTATGGCCGTAAATGGATAAGCTGGGTTGATACACCACAAACAACTTTAAAAGAAATGGATGTAGCAGGTAAGTTTGTGTTTATTGGTGTTACTGCTAACGGAATCATGCCGCAGATTGCAACTCCATCTGGATTATTAGAACCGCATAAGATTCAAGCAGCATTATCTGAGTCAATTCTTATAGAAAACTCTCCACATATTCCAGATTTTGCAATAGCGTTGGAGATTCTAATTTTTGGAATATTCGTGTCGTTGACATGGATTGTAATAAACTTCCTTGGTGTAACCAAGGGCGTAAGTATTGCAGTAATTTTACTTTTAACCACGGGGCTCTTAGGCTTTTTTAGTATTCAAAAAGGTTATTTGATTGATTTTTCATGGACTTTTATCTCACAATTTATAACTGGAGCTATTGCTTTCTATTTAAACTTTAGAAAACAATTTAAGTTGCGTCAATTAATTAAAAAACAATTTGAACATTACCTTGATCCGAGGCAAGTTAAACAATTACAAGAAAATCCAGAACTTTTAAAACTTGGAGGAGAGAAAAGATATGCTACTTTTTTATTTACAGATGTAAGGGGTTTTACTTCTTTGTCTGAAAAATTAAAACCTGAAGAGGTAACTGAGATTATGAATAAAGCATTAACAGTTCAAGTTGAATGCGTGCAAAAGAATGGCGGCATGGTAGATAAATTTATAGGTGATGCGTGTATGGCTATTTTTAATGCTCCGTTAGATTTAGAAGATCATCAAAACAAAGCAGTGAAGACTGCTATTGAAATGCAAGAAGCAATCAAAGAACTTAATAAAGAACTATCACATGAGATAGCAATAGGTGTAGGAGTTAATACAGGTCAAGCAGTAATAGGTAACATGGGATCTGATACCAGGTTTGATTTCTCAGCTATAGGAGATGCTGTAAATATTGCAGCTCGACTTGAATCTGGAACTAAAGAAGCAGGCGTTGATATACTTATAGGAGAAGAGACTGCCAAAGATTGCAGTTTTGAGTTAAAATCTTTAAAAGCGATTAAAGTTAAAGGTAAAGAAAAGTCTTTAAACGTGTACACAATATAAGGAAAGATATGGCTACAGCAAAAGATGCTTTAAATGCAATAGAATCACACGAAAGAGAATGCAAGGCTTTATACAAAAGTATTGACAGAAGATTAGAAGATGGATCAAAAAGATTTGATAAGCTAGAGAATATGATTTGGGCCGTATATCCTTTTATTTTAGTATCAGTAGTTTTATCTAGGCTTGTTTAATGAATAGACTTAAATGGATGTGGTCAAAGATAATAATTTTTATATCTTTTTTTAAAAGGCGATATAAGGTTATTGTATCTTTTAATAAAGAGTATGGTGATTCAGACGACACCACTCACATTACAAAAAAAATTATAGTTCAAAAAGAAAATCATTTAAAATTCCGCAACGAAGATGGAAAAGAAATAGAGTATCGTAGCTCTGGTGGGCTTAACTATATTATAGAGGAGCTTTAGTGCAGCAATTTTTAATAGCAATTATATTAGTTTTAGGCTTAAGTTCTTATTATTTATATAATCAAAATCAAATACTGTCTAAGAATAATGCACTACTAGAAGGAGCAATAGCTACACAAGAAGAAGCAATCAAGTCTATTCAAGCTGATTTTGAATTACAATCAGGACAATTAAATGAATTAAGTCTTAAAAGCCAAGCAGCACAAAGAGAATTAAATAGATACACAAAATTCATACAGAACTATGAACTATCTGCAAAAATTCTTGCAGATCCAATAAAAATGGAAAGGAAGATAAATAATGGTACAAAACATATTATGGAAGAAATCGAGAAACTTAGCGGTACAGTTGACTCTCTTGATGATGGTTTGCAGTTGCAGCCTAATTCCAACTAAGCAGATAGAAGTTACAGCAAAGCCACTAGAAAGAAAAATAGTGCAACCGGTCATGCCTAGAGAGATTGATTTGCAAGAACCTATGTGGATTGTAGTAACTCCTGATAACTGGGAAGATCAGTTAGCAAGAATAGAAAAACAAGAAGGTGAGTTGGTATTTTTAGCAATGACAATACCAGATTATGAAATTATGGCTTATAACATGCAAGAATTAAAAAGGTATATAAATGAACTTAAAGAAGTTGTTGTGTATTATAGAACAGTTACTACAATTACAGAGGAATAAAAATATGAAGATATCACAAGAAGGTTTATCGTTAATTAAAAAGTTTGAAGGTTGTGAATTAAATTCTTATTTATGCGCCGCGGGAGTTGCAACCATAGGTTACGGAAGCACCCATGGAATACAAATTGGTATGTCTATATCTAAAGCAAGAGCAGAAGAATTATTACTAGAAGATATTTCTAAGTTTGAAGATATAGTTGATAAGGCAGTTACAGTTGCTTTAGATCAACATCAATTTGATGCTTTAGTATCTTGGACATTTAATTTAGGTGGTGGCAATCTTAACTCTTCTACTATGTTAAAAGTTATAAATGCAGGTGATTACGAAGATGTACCTGAACAAATTAAAAGATGGAATAAAGCGAATGGTAAAGTATTAGAAGGTCTTATAAGACGTAGAGAAGCAGAAGCTTTACTTTTTGCAGGAAAGGAGTGGCACGAGGTTTAATATGCCGTTACAGAAAATTACATTTAAGCCAGGTATTAATAGAGAAGGCACAGCTTACGATAACGAAGGCGGTTGGTTTGATTGTAATTTAGTTAGATTTAGAAAAGGCAGACCAGAAAAATTTGGTGGCTGGGAAAAAGAAACATCAAATACTTATCTAGGAAGTGCTAGAGCCTTACACGCATGGATATCTCTTGAGAGCACAAAGTTTTTAGGAGTAGGAACACATTTAAAATATTATATAGAAGCTGGTGATTCTTTTAATGACATTACGCCAATAAGATCTACAACTTCTGCTGGCGATGTAGTATTTGCTGGGTCTAGTGGCAGTTCAATAATTACCGTTGCAGATACAGCTCATGGTGCTGTGCAAAATGATTTTGTAACATTTAGCGGTGCTGCTAGTTTAGGTGGGTTAGTTACTGCTGCTGTTTTAAATCAAGAGTACCAAATAGATACGGTTGTGAATGCTAACAGTTATAAAATTATTGCTAAAGATACAGCAGGATCTACAGTTACTGCTAACGCATCTGATAGTAACAACGGTGGCTCATCTGTAGTTGGTGTTTATCAAGTAAATGTTGGTTTAGATGTATATGTAGCTGGTACTGGTTGGAGTGCTAACGGATGGGGAGAAGGAACTTTTGGTAGTACATCTGCACTTAGTGAAACAAACCAGTTAAGACTATGGACACATGATAACTTTGGTGAAGATCTGATGATAAACCAAAGATCTTCTGGTATTTTTAAATGGACTGAAGAAGACGGTGTAGGCGCAAGAGCTGTGGCTTTGTCAGGCATATCTGGAGCTAACTTAGTTCCTACTAAAGGATTACAAGTAATTACATCTGAAAAAGATAGACATCTTATTGTATTAGGATCTGATCCTATATTAGGTTCTACACGAACTGGAGTTGTAGATCCAATGCTTATAGCTTTTAGTGATCAAGAAAACGCTTTAGACTTTGAGCCATTATCAACCAACACAGCAGGATCACTTAGGCTATCTTCTGGTTCATCTATTATTGGTGGTGTTAAAGCAAGACAAGAAACATTAGTTTGGACTGATACTGCTTTATATAGTATGCAATTTATAGGGCCTCCATTTACTTTTGGAATTAATTTAATTAATGAAGGCACAGGTTTGATAGGCCCTAAGGCCGCAATAACAACTCCTAGTGGAGTTTATTGGATGAGTTATAACAACTTTTATTCATACAATGGTAGTGTGCAAACTTTACCATGTTCAGTACATAACTACGTTTTTGGTGATGTAAACCTTGGTCAATCATTTAAAATAAATTCTTTTACCATAAAAGATAAAAGTGAAGTAGGTTGGTTCTATTGTTCAGCCAGTGCAACTGAAGTAGACAGATATGTCATGTATAACTATGTAGAAGGACTATGGTTCTATGGACAATTATCAAGAACTGCATGGCTTGATTCAGGTATTGTTAATTTCCCAAGAGCTACAAGCGATGGTTTCTTATATAAACATGAAGAAGGTTTTGATGATGATGGCTCTCCAATGACTAATGTATTTATAGAAAGCTCTGATTTAGACATAGGAGATGGTGAACAATTTTCTTTCTTAAAAAGAATAATACCAGACTACAAATTTTTACAAGATAACAACAATGGTAATGTCAATATTGTGTTAAAAACTAGAAATTTTCCTGGAGACTCACTTGTAATTAATTCAACTAATGCAATTACTTCATCTACGCAACAAGCCTTTGTTCGTTGTAGATCAAGACAAATAGTGCTTAGATTTGAATCTGATGACAATGCAACAGCAGATGGTAATTTATCAATAGGATGGAGGTTAGGAGCTACTCGTATAGATATAAAACCAGATGGTAGGCGATGAGTAAAATATTACAAACGCAATTACCTATTGCATCTGATACTGTTACTTCTGATGTTTTTAATAGACTAATTAGAATATTAGAAATAAACCTTGGTGCAGTAGATTTAGATAACACGCGTCAGATAAATGAAGCAGATAAAAATACTTTGCAGTTTAATCCGGGTAGCATTATATGGAATACCAGTATAGATGTTTTACAAGTGTACACAGGAAACAGATGGATTGACGTTGAAAAAAGAGGTCTTGATACTGGCTATGAAATGCAAGCTCAATTAGGTAATGTTACTGTTACTACTGATGGCAACGTTACTGTAAACGTAACTGAGAACATTACAGGATTTGGTGTTGAAAGATGGTACAGCTAGCAGAACAAAAAGAATACAAGTTGCAAAACTTATTATTAGCATACCCAAGTGATTGGTATATTAACAAAGATACGTTTAATGCTGTAAAAGATTCTATACAACCTATAGTTAATTTCTATGAAGATAACGGTACTAAACCATTAAAAGAAACAAAACTAGACAATATAATAAAAGAACCACTTAAAGATGTTTACACGGTGCCTTTCTTTTCAGAAAAGTTTTGTGGCATATTATTAGACGAAATGAAGCACTTAGAAGCATATTATGGCTTTCAACCTAACCCAGAAGAAGATGATTTGCGCCAAATACCTGAAATAACTTTTCAAGATAATTGCCCTGAAGTCTACCAATCTCTTATGCAAACGATATATACTATAGGCAATCCTATATTTTTGAATATTTGGAATAGGCACGTAGATGATGGTGCAATACAAATAGCCAACTATAATTTAAGGGATAAAAAACAAGGCGCATGGCATCATGATGCTAGTGCTGATATTAGTATGGTAGTTCCTTTGAACACTGGAAAGTATAAAGGTGGCGGAACTGAGTTTTTGAAACGTGGTACAGTTGAGCCATTGCCTACAGGCCACGCTCTTATTTTTCCGAGTTTTACTCACATGCACAGAGGACTTGCAGTAGAATCAGGAGATAGATACTTATTAGTATTTTGGTTAAAATGTTTACAGGAATAATTTGAGCATGAATAGAATAGACAACTCAGGTACAGGCATAGCAGGATTAGGTAGAAACGAAGATAGTATGCTTGCCCACGTAGCACCAGGAGAAATGGTAGTCCCACCAGTTATCTCTCCAAAAACACAACAAATAATACAACAAGAAATGATGTCTGCTGGACTAGATCCAAATGAATATACTGTGGGCGAAGGTATGTCTATCAACCCAATTACAGGTATGGCTGAGTTTGGGTTCCTTAAAAAGCTAGGTAAAAGTTTAAAGAAAGTAGTTAAGAAAATAGCACCTATTGCAGCTATTGGGTTTGGTATTGCTGGTTTGGGAGGTGTTGGCCCATTGAGCGGGCTACTTGGTAAAGGAGCTGCTTCATCAACTACAGGTAAATTTTTTGGGTCTGGTGGTAAATTTAGAGCTGGACTAGGTGGATTATTTGGGGGTAGCGGTGGAGACACACCTACTGATCAGACTGGTGGTAGTTTTTTTGGAATGAAAACTCCTGATATGATTGCAGATATAACGGGAAGTTCTAACTCAAGAGCAGCAAGACGTGAAGAAGGTGGTGTTGGTGGGTTAAGTCCTGCAATGCTAGCAATGGCTGCTTTATATGGTAAAGCTGTTAAAGAAGATTATAAGAAGAAAGAAGGTGGTATGAAAGACATAAGACAGTCAATAAGACCAGATTTAATGCCAGCAAAAACGTTTCAAGGTTTTGATTTAGGTGTAAGAAAAAATGCAGCTGCGGGCGGACTACAAGAACTAGACATGCGTATGGGCGGCCCTTCAGTAGGTCCGGGCACAGGAACAAGTGATGATATAGCAGCTATGTTAAGTGATGGTGAGTTTGTAATGACTTCAGCAGCTAACAATGGTTTAGGCGGATTTAAAGTAACTAAAACAGAAACAGGTTTAGAAATGACACCTAATGGAAAACCTAATAGAAAAAAAGGTGCACAAAATATGGATCAACTTATGAAAGTATTTGAAAACTATAACGATATAGGTGTAGCATAATGCCTAAATTTAACTTAAGTTCTATTATGGCTCCTATTGGCAGACCTAAATCTATAGGTGGTGCAGGTGGTGGTAAGTCAGATCCT